GGGGTGGAAACATCCCCTAACAAAAGGAACAAAACATGAACTACGCAATGAGACCCTTAACTACAGAAAAAGTTACATCTTCTGGTTCTTCTGCACAATCATCTGCATTTAATGCAAATATAGAATATATTAGAGTAATACCAGATGCTGATTGTCATATAGAATTTGGAGTTAATCCTACAGCAGCTAATACTAAAATTTTCTTAGAAGCAAAATCTTCTGAGTGTTTTAAAGTTTCGCCTGGAGAAAAAGTAGCAGTAATTGGATCAGTAAATTTATACGTAACAGAACTATCAGAATAGTATGGGTAAAGTAAGATCAGTTGAATATGATGCTGGAGTAAAGACTAAATACATTCAAGAGTCTAATGGTCAATTAACTATTAATAACTCTCAAGATGTAAACCCTTTGTTAAAAAGAAACAAAGCTCTTTATAATCATGATTCTGGTTATATATCTGGTGCTAAAGAAATGAAAAGAGTGGCAAGTATACCACCTTTAATACTTTCAATATGGGCTAAAGAATATAATGGAACTAACAACTGGTTTCAATTACCTAAAGACATTCAAAGAAAAATTATGAAAACTAAACTTAATAGTAATGAGTTTAGATATTTTAGAACAGCTGAAGGAAATTTATAATGGCATTAACAACATTCTCAGGATTAAAATCATCTATAGCAGATTGGTTAAATAGATCTGATTTGACTAATCAAATTGCAGATTTTATTGCACTAACTGAAGGTGACTTTAATGCTAAACTAAGAATACGACAGATGGAACAAATAGATGCTATTACAATAGACTCTGAAACAGAAACTGTTCCAACTGGTTTTATTGCAGTAAGATCTTTATACATATTATCGGCTAGTACTAAGTACGCATTAAAGTACATAACTCCACATAATATGTTTGAGATTAAAGCTGGATCAACAACTGCTAGACCTAGAGTCTATACAATTGAAAGTGATAATGAAACAGAAGCTTTACGTTTTGGCCCTGCCCCTGATTCTTCTTATACTGGGTACTTATCATATTATAAAAGTTTTGGAGCTCTTAGCGATACTAATACAACAAATTACATTTTAAATAAACATCCAGGAATATACCTGTATGGTTCATTATATCATGCAGCAAACTTTCTAGGTGGTATAGATCCTAACCAAGTACAACAATGGTTACAGATGTATATATCTGCTATGGAAAGGTGTGAAAATAATGACAGACAAGATTCATATGGTGGAGCACCTGTTACACAAAGAACAGATGTTCAAACTGATTTATCATTTTACAGGTCTAGATAATGATTGATAAAAAAGAAAGAAAACAATTAAAAAAAGCATCAGCTCATCATTCTAAAAAACATATGGATATGATGGTTAAAGATATGAAAGCTGGTTTAAGTTTTAATAAAGCTCACAAAAAAGCTGTTAAAAAAGTAGGAAAATAATGCAAATACCTTTTGGTGAATGGCTACCTGATCAACCAGAACATGGAATGAAAGGTGCTAACGTAGCAACTAATGTTTATCATGCTTTGGGATCTTACAAAAGATTCCCATCATTAGTATCATATTCAGGTACATCAAATACTACAAAAGATGCACATGGATCTGGTTCTTTTAGAGATAACTCTAATGCTGTATTTAATTTTGTAGCAACTAGAACAGATATATATCAATTAGCATCAGGAGCTTTTACTTCTCGTAAAGGAAGTTTAACAGGAGATGATGATGACTATTGGACATTTACACAATTTGGAGAATATGTAATTGCTAGTAATGGAGTAGATGCAGCTCAATTTTATTTAATGGGAACATCAACTAACTTTGCTGCTCTTACTTCAATTCAAACAGCAGGAACGTGTCCTGTGTTTAGAGTTTCTGGAGTTGTCCGAGATTTTTTAGTTACAGGTAATATAGTTGGAGCAACTAATAGAATACAATGGTCTGGTATTAATGACATAACAGTATGGTCAGGTAAACAATCAGACTCACAAGATCTTCCAGGATCAGGTGGTAGAGTTGTAGCTATAACTTCTGGAGAAGTAGGTTATGTATTTAGACAAAATCAAATAGTTCGTATGGACTATGTTGGTGGATCAACAGTATTTAGACTATCAGTTATATCTCCAAATAGAGGAGCTATGTTTGGAAGAACAGTATGTCAAGATAATAGACGTGTATTTTTTTATGCTGATGATGGATTTTATGAAATACAAGGTGATAACGTAGTAGGTATTGGAGTAGAAAAAATTAATAGATTTTTTGATCTTAATTTAAACAAAGCATATTCAGATAGAATAGTAGCAGCAGTTGATCCATTTAATACATTAGCTATGTGGTTATACCCATCAGTTAATAATGCTTCTAATACAACAGGTACTTGTGATAGAATGATTGTATATAATTATTCTACTCAAAAATGGTCATTAGTAAAAGTAAATGCTAGTCAAATATTTTCACAATTTCTTGGAGCTTATACAGTAGAACTAATGGATATTATATCTACAAATCTTGAAAATATTAATGCATCATTAGATACAGATTTTTGGTCTGGTGGACAAATGTTTTTAGGTGCAATTGATTCAGATTTTAAAGCTGCAATTTTTTCAGGAAATGCTAATGAATGTGAAATTGAAACAGCAGAAATTGAAGGATTTCCTGGTGCTAGAACTAACATTCAAGGAGTTAGACCAATAGTAGATGCAGAAGCAACAGTTACTGTAAAAACTAGAGAAAGATTAGCTGACACAGAAACAGAATCTAGTTCATCTTCTATGGTAACAAGTGGTATAAACCCAGTTAGACAATCAGGTAGATATATAAGAGCTAATGTAAAAATAGCTTCAGGTACAGCATTTAACCATGCACAAGGAATTGATCTTGTTGCATCAAAAGCAGGATATAGATAATGAGTGATACAACAGATATAGATAACGTTAGATATTCAATGGACACACAAGAATTTTTTCAAAGACAAATTGAAGAAGCAATTAATACATTAGTAAATAAAAACAACAGCGAAAGCGATAAAGCATTCGTTTGGTTTATGGAATAAAGGATAAATTATGGCAGGAACATTTTTAGGTAAATACGACACAACCTCAGCAAACAATACAGCTACAGGAACTAATACAGTTTCAGTTGCAGAAGGAATGCTACCATCAAATATAAATAATGCTTTTAGAAGTGTTATGGCAGATATTAGACAGCATTATAATGATGCTGAATGGATTGAATACGGAGATGCAGCAGGTACTTATACTGCTACTTATGCATCTTCTACAAGTTTTACAATTGATGGAGCCAATGTAACAGCTATTTATCATGCTGGAAGAAGAATTAAATTAACAGCTGCTACTCCTGGAACAATTTATGGAACTGTATCTAGTACATCTTTTTCTACAAACACAACAGTTAATGTAACTTGGGATAGTGGTTCATTATCAAGTGAAGCTATTACAAGTGTACATATTGGTGTATTAGCTAAAACAAATAACTCAATACCTACTGGTGTTATAGCAACAGCTAATATAATTGATGATGCAGTAACAGTTGCTAAGATGGCAGTTAATTCTATAGACTCTGATCAGTATGTAGACGGAAGTATTGATTTAGCGCATATGTCAGCAAATAGTATTGATAGTACTCAATACGTTGACGGATCAATTGACACAGCACACATAGCTAATTCTCAAATTACTGTTGGAAAAATGGCAGCAAATAGTGTTGATTCAGATCAATATGTTGATGCAAGTATAGACAATGCTCATTTAGCAGCAGATGCAGTTACTGGAACTAAGATTGCTGATGACGCTATTGACTCAGAACATTATACTGATGCTTCAATTGATCTTGCACATTTATCTGCAGATTCTGTAAACGGAACAAAAATTGTTGACGATGCAATAGACTCAGAGCATTACACAGATGGATCTATAGATACGGCACACGTAGCAGATGCTAATATAACTCTTGCTAAACTTGCAGCTAACTCAGTTAACTCATCTAAAATTGTAGATGGTTCAATTGTTAATGCAGATGTTAATGCAAGTGCTGCAATAGATGCAACTAAGATTGCAGATGGAACAGTAACAAGTGCAGAATTTCAATATATTAATACTTTATCCTCTAATGCTCAAACACAAATAGATGCAAAAGCTGCAACAACTTATGTTGATGAAGCAGTTGCTGGATTAAGAACTAGAATTATTGCAGAGTGTGCTTCAACTGCCAATGTAACAATTTCATCTGCTCTTGAAGCTGGAGATACTATTGATGGTATTACACTTGTTGCAGGAGATAGAGTTTTATTAAAAGATCAAAGTACAGCTTCTGAAAATGGTTTATATACTGCAGTAGGATCTGGTGCAGGAGCAGCATCAAGAGATACACAATTTAATTCTATTTCTGAATTATCAGGGCAAATGGTTGTTGTTAATCAAGGAAGTGCTAATGATAATAAAATATTTTTATGTACTACAAATAACACAGCATCATTAGGTTCTGACTCAATTACTTTTACTGTAATTACTCCAAGTAATACAGGAACAGTAACTTCTATTACTGCTGGTACTGGTTTATCTGGTGGTGCAATTACATCTGCTGGAACAATAGCAATTGATTCAACTGTTGCTACACTTACTGGAACACAAACTTTAACAAATAAAACTTTAACTTCACCAAAAATAAATGAAGATGTAGCAGTAACTTCTACTGCAACAGAATTAAATTTATTAGATGGAGTTTCTGGATTAGTACAAGCAGATTTAACAAAACTAGCAGCTGTGGATTCTACAGCAGCAGAGCTTAATTTACTTGATGGAGTTTCTGGATTAGTACAAGCTGACTTAACAAAACTTGCAGCTGTTGATAGTACAGCAGCAGAATTAAATTTACTTGATGCAGTAGCTAGAGGTAAAATAATTTATGGTAATGCTAGTGGAGCAACAGCTCTTTTAGCTCCTGGTTCAGATGGAACAGTATTAAGTTCAGATGGAACAGATATATCTTGGGCTGCTGCTAGTGGTGGAGTAACTTTTAAAGAAGGTGGAACAAATTTTACAAACAGTTTATTAGTAGGTACAGATTCAACGGGAACTTTAGATTCTGCTGATGGAAATACTGGAGTTGGAACAGGAGTATTTGGAGCATTAACTACTGGAGATAACAACGTAGCAGTAGGTTTAAATGCTTTAGATGTAAACACAACAGGTTCTTCAAACACATCAATAGGAAAAGATTCTTTATTAGTTAACACAACAGCATCTGATAACACAGCAGTTGGTGCTTCAGCTTTAAAAGCTAACACAATAGGTCATTCTAATGTAGCAGTTGGTGTAAGTGCTTTAGCAGCTAACACAGATAGAGATAATCTCACAGCAGTTGGTTATGGTGCTTTAGCAATACACACTACTGGAGATAATAATACAGCAGTAGGTGCTTATAGTTTAAACAAATCTACAGATACAATTGGTAATACAGCAGTAGGATATTGTGCTTCGTCATGTGTAAGCACAGGTACTGGTAATACATCACTTGGATTTTTAGCTTTAAGAACAGCTACAACAGGAAATTTGAATACTG